GTCGAATTTGACTGTACTGCTTTGACCCGACCAGCGATCTGTAATCGTTACCGCTGCAGCGCCATTCCAGTTTGTTCCGCCAGTTTTAGAGCGATATAACGCTTCGGCAACGATCGAATCCTCGCCTCCATCTACACAGGCCCACACTGAGTGCCCAACTAAACTAATTTTGTCTATTGTCTTGGTTGTAGCTTCTACATTCTCCCTGAATGACAGAGACTTAACGCCATTCACTGCGCGTACATTTGAAAATACAGCTTCAGAGATTGACCGCCCTTGTATCGCCAGTGTCTGGGTGCGCTCCTTTCGGGCAGAGAGGTCGGATTGTTCTTCAGTACCGAGCGTTCCTGCAACCGGGTTATCTGACGTTTCCCACCCTACCGAGGTATAACCAGACACTGGTGCTGTCAGGGAGTGGGCGGGGCATGGGACAGGGCCAGATTCAAGCGCCTGGAAAATACCGGTCCCGCTACCTGTGTTACTCAGGGTAACGGTAGATAGCAGTTCGAAAAGATTTCCATTCGAGGATCGGCGTGAGCCAGATGGAATAACCACACCTGGAATACCAGTCAACAAAACTCCATCAACAAGCGTGTAAGCCGCCTCGCGGCGCTTTCCTCCGGTTAAAGCCCAGATATCATCAAGGAAGACACCACCCGAATAGTTGGGGTTTATTTGATTTGCCACCGCTGCATTGTTTGCAGCCATCTCGGAGCGCACAGCAACGTCACTGGCAATTATCATCCCTTGAGGCGTATCAGGTGTTACATCAAGATCATCTCCAAACGCAGATTTCCATTCATTTTCTGTATCGGTGAGTATTTGCGATGTATCAGGGACAATAAGACCCTGCGGTGAAAGATAGTTATAGGCTGCCACTCGCGCTCTCCGTCCCGTAAATAGTTTTTATTTCTGCCGTGTATTTGAGTTCATCTCCAACAAGCCGGAAACTGATATTTCCAACCGCAGTCACGCCAGGCGCTGTGAGATAGACTTTCCGAAGATACATGTCGTACAGGCTCATATCTGGTGAGGAACCCAGAGCAATATCAAAGAATGGTATGCCGCGTGATTGTGCGTAAGGGAGTTCCGTTAGCCGGGTTCTTGCAACATGTTCGCAGGTTTGTAATGTCGCCATCAGTCCATTGAATAACTCCAGATTTCCATCTGGCCCGAGGTAGATGTCATTTTTGTCATTGGTCGCTAACGTCTTCATACAACCGGCCCCCCTGATGTTTCCAAACCGCTCTGTACTCCTGACTGTCGGTGAGTCTTCAGTGTGATATCACCGGCTTTAAAATCAGGGGCTTCAATTACTTTGTTTGATACCACGCTGCTCTCAGTGATAGATACGACTGCGCTACCTACCGTCAGCTTGATACTCCCAGGCTTAATTGCTACTGATGTTGTGCCATCCAACGTCTGGAGCGTGGCTGCATCACCATCCTTTACAACAAAGCCTTTCATCACGTCTGGAATGAATACTCCATCTTCAAAACAATGAAGCCGGGTTGTATTGCCCGGCTCCGCTTCGTAGCTTTGAAGAAATAGCGACATATCCCTGTCACTGGCTTTTATCCACCCAAGGTCTCCAGGGCTAATCGGGAATGTAAGGCACATTCCACCACCCCCGATAGTTAAAGCTGGAACCTCAGCCGGGGCCATGAGAGGGTTTAACGATCCATTGGTCATGGTAACTTTATAGAGAATTTCTATTTGCGCCCGATTCGCCGCCCTGTCATAGGACACAATGCGCGCTGGTAGCATATCGTCGACATTCAGCAGGAATTTGCGAAGCACCAGATCCATTGCTCCGGTAAGGTCTTCACCCTGCCCCGGCTTACGACTTGGGCTTGGCTGATTTGGCATCTGTTTTCTTCTGTGCCTCTCGCTGTTCTGAAATGGATTTGATGTTGTCGTTGTTGCAGGAAAGGTCGAGATACCAGTCATTTTCTTGAGTGGCCAGACTGGCTGCCCAGTTATAGATAACGTACTGACCGTTAGCCGCCTTGTTCACTTCAGACTGGATTTCAATTTGCTGACCAAGCTTGATAGTTGGGTCGAACAACACGCGCACCTTAATGCCTTTGTCATCCAGTATTGGCGGTCCAATCATGCCAGTGGAAACAGATATGACGCGCACCTCGCCGCGAGTACCTTTCCCAAAGTCTTTCACGATCAGGAAATCATCATCAATAAAGCAATCGACATCACCAACCTGCTCAAGTTTCTTAATCTGTTGAGCAGTTGAGCCGTTGTAGACATAGTTGGCTATCGTCTTGTCCTTAGCCTCAAACCTCAGATTAAGTTCATAATCTGAGGCGACATGCTTACAGAGTTCAGATAGCTGCGTGGTTTTAGGAGAGGAACGAGACGACCACTTGTACTTAGCTCCGTTCTGCGTCAATGCCTTCATTGTCAGACGGCGATCTGGTGGCATGCTTGGCTCGGCAAGTGTCACATCACCAGTATAAATATTCTCTACCCCGGTAGACTCGCGGCCCGCCATCACAGTAATCAGCTTTGGCTTCTGGCTCGGATTCCATGGGGATGTTTCAGTGACAAGGTAATCAATGGTTTCAAGGAGCAGGTTATCGATTGTTATCTGACAGGAGTTTTGTTTGCTGTCTGAAGACTTCACAATTTTTACCGTTCCCGCGGCACCGTTATAAAATTGCATCTGCCCGTTAATCTCAATGCCAATATTCAATACCCGGTCATCAAGCATTATCGATCTCCTCATTCGTCATCCAGACGAACACATTTGAACCCTCAAATTCCGTGTAATACGGGAGCGCGTCATTGTTAGTGAAAATAAAAAAATTACCACTATTGAGATATCGCGACGGAATAACTGGAGCGCCAGCCACTGCCCGCCGATTACTCACAATAGTTTCGCCGTCACGAACAACAGTTACAGCCATGATGCCATTGCACTCTTTCAGTGATAGCTCATAGAGGGAATTTTCAAGCACAACGGAAAGCGATTGGCGAGGGAACTGTTTGAGCGGGATTACCTTCATCAGAACCACCCTTTAATATCTTTCAATAATGATGTCGACTTACTCTTCGTTGACTCTGTTGCCTCAGATGTCCGCTTTTGGCCCTGCTTAACGGTATCAGCATCGGGTTTCGCAGTTCCTCCCGTTTTGGCTGATTTGCTCGAAACCGCAACCTCTTTAGCAGGCATTGTTTCTACTGAAGAGGTGAACCATATAACCTCTTTTAGCGTTAGCGTTACCGCGACTACATCACCAAGATCCGGAGCTTCATCGTGCGGCATATCAGTGATAACCATATTCGCGAATGATGAGGCCCTGGTTTGAACAATAAGCGACGCACTACTGACATATGCCTGTTCGATGTCTTTATAGACAGTTCCGTAAGCGTCGCCGGGAATAAACATTGTGAGTTGAGCAACGTTGGGTTTGATGATTTTGAAGTCAGCAATTTTGTTGCCTGTTTCCAGGGGGTGCTCACATAAATCTGACGAGCGATTCATAGCGGCGCGCATCGAACGAGCCAGGCTAAACAGCTGTGCGCCATTCTCATCTGTAATACGAACCACATCGACGGCCAAGGAAGATGCGTACAGGCTATATGACGACACAGCTCCTGATGCCGTGTTCATCAAGTCGGAGAAGGAAGACATTAGTGACTCACTCCGTTGTCATACTGATTAGTCATCTGCTGAACGCTATCACTCATGCCATCGCTTACAGCAGTACGAATCTGTTGCGGATCACCAGAACCGGTTGTGATATTCACGTTTTCTATTTTCTGAGTGTTCTGGACGCTTGTTTGCCTGCTGTTTGATATAGCCGCTGGATTGTTTGGAATTGATGGTGTGGCCGCTGCGTTATTTAAAACATGATTAGCTGCACTGGCGCTTGCAGAACCGGAAACCAAGGGATTGTCACCCGGCACCATCATATTTTTTCCACCTGGAGAATTTTCAACGTCTTCGCTTCCCACGCTGGCCTGTCCAGCTGGCTTGCTCGTTGGTTCTTCTTTGTCGCTGCCTTTGACGAGATTAATCCCCTTCTTCACGAAGTCAGGTAATGAGTCATAAGCTGCATTGGCGGCATCAGAAACTGAGTTGGAAATATAACTACCAAATTGAGAAAAAAGACCCTTTATCCACGCCAGCAACTCACTGAATATTGCTTTCGTATCAGTGGAGAGCTTGTCCCAAACTTTGGTTATCGCATCGAGTAACGCGTTTGCGGCTGATTCACTATCGCTTACCAGCGTGTCCCAGTTCTGCTTTAACTCAGCAACCAGGTTGTCCATGAATTGAGATGGGTCAGTAAAGAGAACCTTTAGCGCTTCCCAAAGTGCCAGGATACTTGCTTTAGCATCTTCTAAAACAGCGCCAAGCGCTGGGAACCGCTGCACCAGATCACCGATGACAGATTCGCCACCGTTGAAGTAATTCCATAAATCATCGATTACCAACGCAAGCGTAACGGCAGCGGCTATAAATGGGATGAATGGTGCTATTGCAGCCCATGCTGCAGTTGCCATGCTCCACAATGCCGTTGTTAACGCGGGAACCGCGACAAATGCGAGCGCACCAAAAAAGCCGACCAAAACACCTTGATGTTCTCTGGCCCACTTAATTACTGCAATAGTGGCATCAATAAGAAGATCTAAGGCGGGAACTACAGTCATAGTTAGAACATCAGCAAAGCGAGAAAATATTGCGGATAGTTCATTTTGGGCTGAAGCAAATCGCTTCAACTGTTCAGCATCCTTTTCGGATGTTACCCCTAAATCTTTTTGAAATTTTATTTGCCGCTCAAGCTCTGCTCGCCCACTAAGCATTGCTGTGATCATGGCATTATCGGTAATTCCCAGCTGTTTGATCTGGAAGGTTGCTTGCTGCTTGTCCATTTTTGACATTGAATCGGCTAGGCCAAGCAATGCTTCATCCGCTGACTTTATATTCCCCTGAGCGTCTTTAAGGCTAACGCCAAATGTTTCAAATGCTTGCGCCTTCCCTGATTTAGCATCAGCAGCCGCCTCACCCAGTGATTCATTCAGATCAATCATGGAGTCGCGAAAACCATCAGCTTCTACGCCTAAAGCCAGAAATGTTCTGGACATTGCATCGTATTGCTCGATATTTACGCCAACCGTCTCTGCAGCCCTAACCTTCCCAAGCATCTCTGCTGTGTGTTCAAGCACTGCATTTAGCGAAAGCCCTGCACCAGCAATTCCCAGCGCGCCAATTGCAACCTCTTTGAGGCTTGTAGCTGTGAGTCCAGCCTTCTCGCCTACGCCATTAAATATATTGAGCAGTGCCTTACGAGCATCGTTAGACCCATCTTCAACATCATCAAGGGCGTTACCAGCGTCATTAATACCTTTAAGGGCATTCTTATTATCAGTTTCAAGAAGAAAAACAAAAGAATCGAGAACACCCATACCTATCTCCAGATAATGCAATATTTAAATTATGTGATTTAATATGAGGGCTATTTTTAACTGCCGCAGAGCAGTCCTGCGCCATCGAATTACAATAAACAGGATTCTGGAATGAAGAAAAAAACCCAATTTTTACTTGCCCTTGTTGTGGCCGTTGGCTTTGTTGCATTTAGACATTCAGGAGATTCAAAACCTGAAACAACGAAAGAGGTCTACAAAACCACAGCTAGAACATTGTTCAAGGATTACGAAAAAAATGAGGTTGCCACTGATGAAGCAATGAAAGGAAAATCAGTGGCAGTAATGGGGATTATTCAGTCCATTGATAAGGATTTTACTGGTTCAATAAATATAAAATTCAAGACTGATAACCAATTTATGCCCGCAAGAATGTCGGTATCCGATAATCAGAAATCCTTCATATCCTCCTTGAAAGCTGGAGATAAAATCGAAGTGATTTGTGAAAAGATTGAACGAATGGTTGGATCACCGTCTGGTAGTGATTGCGTAATTCAGTAATTATTTTTTATTTTTTACCTGCTCCATTGCCCACCACTCATTGAACCGAGTGGTCACGACAATCTCCCACAGCTGATAGGCCTCCTCGAGCGTAACGGAGGTCTTCAGTTCTGTTAGGGTTGCTTGTCCTGCTGAGAGGATCGTTGCAATGAACTGGTCAGCGTTGACGTAATCAACTTGATCATATTCTGCATGATACCGCCTGAGGAAATGGAGCGGTTGAACTTTTCGAAGAATGAGAAGTTATGTTCCAGCAATGCGCGTTCCAATCGAAGGAGAGCTTCGGCATCAGGAACGTGGTTATCGACCAGGGCCGAAGTGGTCAGTCGAATGGTTGTGCCATCTACCAGAACGCGGTCGACGAACGACATGGCCTTGAGCATGATTTTTTCATTCTCGCCATATTGATTCTCTTCCCACTGCTTAGCCAAGGCCGCAATAGATGTCGGATACTTAGCCGCAATCTCTCGACCTGCGATTGCAGGGAACTGGCCGATAACGTAGCTATGCTTTACGCCATTCCGGTCTTCAACCGTTACTGCCTTTGGATTCAGAAGCTCAGCCACGTTACACCTCTACCCGGCTCATACCTTCAAAGCGGAAGTTGTAGACTTTCGATTTGTAGCGACCGGCCGACGCAACAGAATTACCAGGCAGACCATCGTACATAATCCCCGGCGTCAGCGTGATGGTGGAGCCGTCAGGGTAGATGCCCACGACAGTAATCACATCTTTTGCCGGGCGCTTTCCGCGAGCTGCACGATTAGCCTCAAATACCACTGCCAGATTCTTATCGTCCTCTGACTTTGGAATGACAGCCAGGGAGAAAGAAATTGGGTTGGCCTTCGACCAGACCACCATGTCGCCATTTAGCCCCATTGCAGCGTCGTTAATTTGAAGCGCCGGCAAATCAAACGGGTCGGCATCGTCAGTGAAGGCTGTAATGGTAAAGCCTGATGGGTATGTTTTGCTCGCGATGAGGCGAACCTGTAGGCCGAAGCCTGCAACGTCTTGCATCTTTTATCTCCAACAAAAAAGCCGCGCATGGCGGCTTATCCAGGGCTGAATTAAATCAGGATGTCGCGCCCGGTGATTTTATTCACCGCGTCGGCTTTGGAATACACTAGCGTGTAATCAATGACGTACTTAATCGTGCCGTTGGTCTGCGCTTCCTGAAGAACCTGAGCATCAAGCCACCATCCAATCGACTGCACCTGGTGCCATGCCAGCGGATCACCTGTCACTTGCGTGACATAAGCCTTTTGCGTGACTGTCAGGTCTTTCTCCGCTTTGATGGTTCCGTTGAACAGCGCGCGCGGGATTGGTGCATCGTCACCACCATTCAGCAAGCTGATAACGATGGCTCGACCTTCTTCCGTAGCCGGAATGATTGGCAAAGAAAGAAGTCCGGTCATCAATACAGCGACCGCCGCTGATTTGAACCATTGTTCATTCGAGTAAACGTTCATTTGCAGCGGTGAAGATGAAGTGCCGCAGAGATAACCGTTCTGGTACAAGTCGATTGGCTGACCAGCATTTTTAGTGCGCCCGTAGTAGTTCACACGGGTATTAGTATCGATATCGTTAGCTTCTGTGTTGCTGTCCACTTTCGGCGTGAAACCAGCTACCTGCTGGAACATATAGTTCTGGCTGGCATTGCGCTGGTTGTAATCCGTGGAGCCAAGAATGATACCGGGGATCATCTCATCGAATTCGGTATTGCCATCATTGACGATGGTCAACGCGCAGCCGCTATAACTCATAAGGGTTCCATACCACGCAACATAATTAGCTTTGGTAACCGGAACCAGATACTGGTACTTCACGTTTTGCGCGTTGTTCCAGGCTGCAATGGACTGCACGACATCATGATCAAGTGCGGCCCCACAGCATGCGAACGAGCCGTAGTTATCACTGATTTCGTCAGCTTCAATGATGTAATCCAGTGCGGTCATTGCATTTGAGCCTGGCGACGTCACCATGCCTTTCGCTGTGGTCCAGCCAAGGTTATCAGCAATATCTGCACCCGAACCTGAAGCAATAACGCTGACGGCAGCCGGTGCATCATGCCCAACGAATGAGGCATTAAATTTCTGACCAGTACCATCATAGGTAACCGTCGCTCCAATGAGGATAGTTTGTAGTTTGGTCTGAATGGTTCCAGCAATATCAGCAAGGGCTGCAGCTGAAGAGAAGTCCAAATCATCCAGCAAATAATTAGATGGACCGACTTCAATGCGCACCGCGCCATCAGTAATGGCTTTCCAGGTGGCAATTGTGGTCAGCGCAGTTCCGCCAACAATAGCCGGTGATGCCGGTGCAGATGCATCGTTGTAGTGTGCGAATGAAAGTTTCTTCGCTTTGGTGATCATCTTCGACACAAAGCCAAAGTAGAGCGCAGCACGCTTGTACTCTTCAGAGGTTGTGCCAAAGGTTGTGGCCACGTCATTCAGGTCAGTAAATTCCATCACGACGCCAGCAGGAACCTTCGTGTCCTTCGTGAACAGGCGAAGAATAAGCTCGCGCTCTTTAACGGCTGCGCTGCCCCCTACGCCGGACGTAATGTCCACGTATTTCTTGATAGAGATGCTCATCAGCAATCCTCGTTAAACGCGGTATATCCCGCTGGTGATTTCCTCAACAACGCCCACGTCATGGGTAAGTGTGAGTTTGTGACAAATAACCAGATCGAAGCTCGGGACGTTTTCCCACTGTTCGCTTTCGTTCTGTATGTAATTTGAAGTGATGGATTTAACGACCTGCACGCCCATGCCTTCTGCTTTAACGGCAAGAATCATTCGATGGCTTTGCAATATCATTGACGCCATGGTCAGCACGCCTTGAGCCGACAGCGTGTCGATAGTTTCGTCCTCCGGACTAACCTCCGGAAGCACGGCATTAAACTGGATGGTCTCGGCAGCATTCTGTTTCTCAATCAGAACAGGATTGCCAGCATCAGCTCTTAAGTGGTGTGATTGCCACCCAACTCGTTCAGTAGCGATGTGATGCATTATGATTGCAGGAACGGCTGGCGGACCTGTTGAGACCCCTGTGTAGCTCTGCATCACACGAACTTGCATACCCTGCTCAGCAAACCCGGCTATCAACACGTCCCGAAGAAGTTTGAATATTGCATTCATTGCCTTACCGCCACCAGTTGGGTCCAGCCGTCCTGCACCTTCCATGAAGTTGGCTCAAGCACTTCCCAGTCAGAGCTATCCCAGACAATCAAATCAGCCGCGCCACCACGATATGCAGAATGCGCGCCAGTTTGTATCCAGGCTGTAATGTATTGCCGACCGGTAGTCAGGCCTAGCTGCTGAATATCACGAAATGAAAGGGGCTGGGCAGCTGCCCCATATAACGGTTCTGGCTGACTATAGGTGTTGACCGGTTTCCCGAAGTCATTGTCCTGCTGGCCCTGAAAACGCTTAATCTGCACGCCTGCCGTGGGAGCTATAGCGGTCAAGGCCATGCCCAAAATGTTTGCGCCTGGTACGAACATCATTTCTCCTTAACGATTGAAGTGCAGGTGGTCAGCATTAAGCCGGTTGCCTGGAGTGGCTTATTTGGTTCAAGCCCACGACGCTTACGTGATGCTTTCGTGCTGTCAGCCAGTACGGGGCTATTAATCTGGGTAATCGCCTGCCGAACATCGCCAGCAGCCAGTTCGCCTATGGCCTGCATAACTTGAAGTGGGGAGCGCTTGCCTTGTGCTACTGCTTTTACTCCCTGCCCCATGGAGTCAGACCAGGCGCGTTTTTC